GCATACATTTATGCTGGAAGAAAAAAAGCAAATTATAATTACAATTGAAATTAATTAATTATTTACAATTGTATGCTTCCTCGTACGACGACTCAGGTGATAAGCCATCGCACAGGAGGCTTTCATAAAGGTTCCTTTTCTTAATCTGAAGTTTTGTAGGACATGCTCTAAGGACACACCTAGATGCTTCTTCAACACTGACACCAGTTTTAACAAGTGCATCAAACATTGCACGCCTAGCTGGTCTCTTTTCATCAAGGGCGTGCAATGCAGCAATGGGATCCTCACCGAAGAACTCATCTTCGTCTTCTGTGTCAGTGTCATCATCAGTGTCACCATCACTGCTTATTTCATCATCATTTAATGCACTTCTATGTGGTATACCTTCTTCAGCATAGATGGGCTCCCAAGTTACACATGCATAGGTTGGTGAACTCCAGCTAAAGCCATATAGCTGGGATAAATATTTGCCCCAGAATGCTGGTAATTCTAGGCCGTCACCAATGCCCTCATTGTATACCACATACCTTTGAATGGTAAAACTAGCACCTCCCATTGTTACAACCATAAAATACGTGTCCTTAGGTATAGCTGGGTATGTCAAAGTTTTATTTGCTTCCCACTGGGCCACATTCAGAACAACATCTTTGCCACCTGCACCATCTTTAACTTTATAGGCTGGTATATATACTGTTGCTGCAAAATTAAAAGTCTGGATGTTTTTTGTGGCTCTGCATAACATTAAAGTGGCACCTCTATTAGCTGGTGCTGATGACCCACTCATAGTAATAACCTTGGCTACATTATCATTGTCAACGAAAACGTTGCCAACGTCTCCAAAGACTCCATCTGGTTCATTAGTGTACTGATTAAAATGCTTATCCAACCACATAAGCCGGTCCACAAGAACCATGCTTACAATTTTTATGGTATGACTACCACTCCTAAATGTAACCTTAGAGGTATTCTGTTGGAAAAGCAAGGGCATGTACTTGCCAAAATTATCACTAATTTCTGGTCCACTAAAATATCCAGCCATAAGTACCAAAGAACTTGGTGTCATTGGATAGCTAGACGGACCAATAGGAGTCTCTGGTGTGACAATAGACCTTGGGCCAGTATATGTGGTTTCTGAAAGAATGTTGTCTGTAGAAATTTGTGTGATAACCACTGCACCAGTTAGATGCTTTGCTTCATGTGCCTTGCTGGAAATTGCTGGTTTATCATCTCTAGCAGCAGAAGCTGAAGTGTAAACACGATAGACATCCGCTGTAAGTGTTTGGTTTTGACCATTAACAACAACCTGGAATTGTTTTGTTTTGCCAATCATTTTTCTGATAAACCACCATGAAGCTTTACCAATCCATGAAAATGGTGGTGGAAAGAGGTCTGTCACAACTGTGACACTAGTATCAACAACTTGGTAAATTGCTTCACCAAGCGTGCCATTTCCACCATACTGTGCCTTCATATTCCATTCATTCACAGGTATTAGCATCTCAACTGGTTCATTGGCACCATCAGAACTGATTGCAAGTGTTTTTGTAGTCTCACTGTCATCCTTATGTTGTGTGAGTGTAGCAAGGGCTGGAGAAGCAGCATAATTTGCAAATTCCCAGTGGCCAGTTATCTCAAGAAGAAATAGTCCACTGGAAAACACTTCATTTTTGTAAGTACTCATAGTCTTACCTATGGTATGTACTTCCAGTGCAGGTCCAAGAGATAATGATGGGTCCTCAGCTGTATTAGTTTTCCACCAAGTTTCACAAGGTCCACTCACTAGACGCTGTTTAATGCGCCAAACAAGATTTGAACCAACTCTAACATCCTTGTGAATTCGGGCTCCAAGACCAGACCATGAGTTGAGAGTGGGACCAGTAGTCATGTTAAGACTAACACGAGCTACAGTGCCACTCACAGCTGAGTTACCCACCAAAGGCTGGAGTCTGACTTCCAGCCACTTGAGCCTCCATAGTGCATACTGTGCACCCAGAGATTGAAGGGGCCCAAAAGTTGCACTGGCACCAGAATCTTTTGCTATAATGGGATTCAAAAAGACTGCACATTCAGTTTCAACAACATCACTCAAATTTGATCCAACGGTGCCGAGTGTTGCTGTAATTGTCTGCGACACCGCAGGTTTAGGCCCAGTTGTACTAGTATTTTGCCTACGACGGCGATTCCTATTAGGAATAAACCGACGTTTCCTAAATTTGGGTGCTGGTGTAAAATTTGGCCTAGTAGATCTAGCTCGCTGGTTATTGGTGAAGCGAGGCTTCCGTTTTGCATTGTTGATGTTGACTGTAACACCTTTACTGGCATTAGCCATAGTCATCATTTGGTCCGCCCCTCCAAATGTACTCCAGCTGCCTTCGAGTGAAGCGCCTTGGTAAGCTAACATCACTGAGGGCACGGTGTGTGTACTGCAAACATTGTTCAATATACCCATAAAATGGGTGTGCAGTGTCATTTGCCATCAACAACTGGAAGCACAAAAGTTTCCCATGAAGAGCTATTAAATCAGGTAGTTTTGTAGCAGGTTTCAACAATGAGGCCATAAGTTTATAAGGCTCACTTGGAACTGGGCCATTTGGTGTGTAAGTGAAACCACAGAATGAGAGCCCCTCCAAGGACTCTGAGACTTTAACCTTTTCTGGCTTAACCCACATTCCAAAAACATTTTTGTACATGTCAACTATTGTCTTGGTATATTCATTAGGGATGCTGCGATATGTGGATATCCTATCATCTCCATAGATTAAAGTATCAAAATGCATCCACTCTTCTTCTGGTAAATTCAAAAATTTGTATTCAAATGCCTGCAACCAATAGTTGATCATGTTATTATCCATGGTGGTTGACATCTGACCTGATGGATTTCCACGCTGCTGTGCTGTAACTTCACCTGAAGGTAGCACAACAAACCTATTGATTAGGTTCCTACAATACCACTTGTATACATTTTCATACTTGCGGGACATGGAACCCATTAAGGTAAACCTTAATTTCTTTATGTGCATCAACAAGGTTGGTGGTATTGTACCATCAAATCGAGTCCAATCAAGCTCAACAAAGATTTTATTACCTTTGGAGCGCAACCTGGACATCCTTGCTTCATAACCACCAAAGAAAGGGGACCAACCACACTGTCCAGATGATGAAAGAGTGTGGTCCTTCATCATGGCATTTTGGTGTTGCTCAAAACATGCCCCAATTCTGGAATATATTGGGTCAGCACACACTATTTGTCTGACATCCCCTTCATCAATTTTTTGTTGCCTGATAATTTCTTTCTTGAGGAATAGGTACCAACAAACATCTGGATTTTGACCAGAAGCGATGTTTTCAAACTCCTTAACATAATATTCCCATCCACACTCCTCAAGATAATCACTCTCAGTAAGCCACCACCGCATCTTTGGATAAGCGGGTGTGGAATCAACATTTTTATCAGTTGCTAAAATATTTACAAAAGAAGAATCAGACAAAAAATTGAAATGTTCCAAAAATTTTTTATCAGCAAAAGCAACACACTCAGGATATATCTGTTCAAAATCAACATAATCAGCATATTCAAACTTTTCAAATGATTTCTTATATGCAATTTCATCCCATACAGTGGGACCAAAAACCTCAAAATCATTATTAGGTGGGGGTGGGAGTAACCCCAACAAATCTTCATTAACAACTTTAAAATCATACACTGGCCTATCTAAAGGTACACCACCATACAAAGGAAAGCGTTCCGGAACCAGCCAACGAACGCAAGGACTAAGCATCCCAATCCATGTATCTAGGTAGTGTTTGGGGTCCTCCTCCGAGGACCCCTTTTTCCGTTTTTTGGCCGCATACGTTGTTCAAAGAGTATATAACCATGTTGTGCAAGAGCCTTATCAACAACGTATAGTGCATGATTAAGAGCGTCAGTAGTCTGCTTTTTGGTTTCTTCCCAATCTTCCTTCTTCACTCCATCTACTATAGATTGCAAAGCAGACAGTTCTTCACTAACATCCTTACGCTCTTGTTCAGAAAATACTCTTTCATTTGGAGAATACTTGGGTACAATATGTTCAAACTGGGGCACTCCATCTTTATAATCACTCTCTTTTACTTGTTCCCACCAATATGTAACTGCTGCATCATCCTCTTCAGATGAATATTCAGGGTCTGACCAGTCAGGGAATCCGATACGTGCCCTGACAATTTCCTCAATTGCATCAAGTAGTTGTTCCCTAGTCAGTCCCTTATCCAACAGTTCTTGGTACTCCTCTTCTGTCAGAAATTTTTGTCCACGACGCAGCATACGATGTCGTGCACCGCGTCCTTTCTTATTTTTTCCTTTCTTTTTTTGATAACATGAATTAAGTTCATCACGTAATATTCCAATCTCTCTTTGGACAGCTGCACGAACTATTCCTACAACCTCATTATCTTGGACAGATCTCTGATTCATTGTTTGTTCGCGCAGCATCTTCTTTAATTCCTCTATTTCTTTCTTAAGTGCAGCATTCTCATCAATATATGGTGCAGCATCAGTGGCTCTAATCACTGTCGCACCACCTGTATATCCAGTATTTGTTTGATGAACACCAAGAACATTTCCATTGACATCAAGAACAGGAGCACCACTCATACCATCTCTGGTAGCACAGGCATATGAAATAGTTTCACCATGACATACACCCTCTGTAGTGGAAACAAGCATGCAATTGCCCTCTAATGCTATTATTGTGACCTGTTCATAATTTGGGTTTTTTGCCAATTTTAAAACAGGCATAGTTTTAAGACCCTCTGGTAATATAAGATATGCAATATCTTTATCAGGGATATGTCTAACTTTGGCTTGAGCAACATAATTATTATATACCACCTCAACCTGTACAGCATTGCCTACAACATGTGCGGCGGTAACTATGTCATTACCTAACCTGAAGCCTGTACCACTACAACCTTCACTTCTAATATGGCACAAGCAATTAGGGTTAACCCGAACAAATGTCGCAACACCAGTTCTGACTTTTTGCAACATGTTTCGGGCACCTTGATACATTGAGCCGATCCAGTTGGGTAGCAATGTTGTTTTCTGAACTACTTTACCAGCACTATCCTTGATTTCCACCACTGATGCGTTAGCCGCAGGAAAGCACATATAAATACGCACTAACGATGCAGCAATGGCTATTGCTGTAGTATGTATACCCATAACATCACAGATATATGTTGCAATGGTGATTAAGACAACAAGCCAATCTCCACGCACACGTATGATGAATTGGTGATGTGCACATACCATACTTACAATAGTAAATAGTAGTGCACAAACTAATGATGTAATTATAGCCACATGGGGTACCAAAAAATACACAACCATGGTGGTGTACAAGAAAACAGTGCTGTAGACATCCAGAAATGGTACAATGGACAATGCTGCATAATTGTATCTGGATATAGTTGCCAAAAATAAACCAATTATTGCAACACAGGGTCTCTTTAATTTGAAAAAAGAAACAATCGCTATAATGCATGAAACCACCTCCCACCTGACTACATGTAAAAGAAGGCTATAATATGTATCCAAATTAGACACAATTTCCTGTTTTGCTTCTTTCAGGAATTCAACCAAATAATCCTGAGTCTGATCATGCCAATCTTCAGCCTTTGTTCCTAAAATAAAGAAAAGGAAGAAAAAAAGAACAAAAAGTGCAAAGTTACCATATCTTTGCGGTCGAATGATGGTTGGCCTACACCTCTCCAATTCATGGCGAGTCAGTTGCAAATCAACACTCATTGATGCATTATCCAGCTGCAGTTCTTTGTTGCGATCCATAAGCTTTACCCTATCTAGGGCCATGGTCCCAACATATGCACACTTTGGATCTATTCTGGTTTCATCAACTTCAATCCATGCTTCACCATCAAGTGCATATGTGCTGTAGCAACCCAATGTAACCATACCTTGGACTGCAAGTGTGACACCAGTACCCAATTGATATCTGGACTTAGGTACTATCATAGTATTAATTGGGACTTCAAATGGGAAGATGTCACGCAGCTGGTTGAGTGCTGTGCTGGGTAGCTCATTAAGCCACTCACGTGAGCGAGCTGAACCCAGATTCATAACTTTGTCTGACACACCAATATGGAAAGGCACAGCCATACCACCACTCTTGG